TTAAAGGCGAATCAAATGGGCTTTGAGGGCCGCAAGAAGCTGACGTGCATCGGAAAGGGTTTGCATACTTGATCGGTTTGCTTCGCGAAAAGAAGATACAACGTCACTAAAGACCCCTTCTTTAATGAGGGCGGCGAGCCGCTGCCTGAAGGGGGCGAGGTTGTCGAATTCAGGCGGCCCGTTCTTTTTATTCATTTCTTCTCCTTCCGCACCGCTTCGATGTTATTGGTGTAGATCGCCGAGCCAATGAAGTTGTGGGTGATGCTGTCGATCGACCATTCCCCATCAGCATCGCGGTCGATGCCAGAAACCTTCAGCTTGGCCTCGGCCTGGCGCGTTTCCTTCCCGACGACGGTCAAGGACAGCTTTTCCTCTTCCCGATCGGAATTCTTGCGCTGGCCCTTAACCGCCTCCTTCGCCTCCGCCTCGTCCTGGTACAGTTCCGGGATCTCGTAGACCGGGCCGTCGCCATCCTTTTCCTCGACCTTCTTTCGGGTCACAGTCGCCGGGTCGTGCCAATAGGCGCGCACGGTGCCGTATTTGGCGCGGGCGCAACCGCGCAGGCGGTAGGCGTCTTCGCCATGGAGATCGTCCGGGCCAATCTCGACATCGGGCAGCGCCTGGCCGGAGATCGACATGCCCTTTCCCTTGCGGGCGAAGACGAGATGGCCGTCCTTTGATGTCGGGACCGCGCCGAGGCGCTGACCGATCTGGCTCAGCATATGCCAGTCGCTCTCGTTGAGCTGGGCGCGATACGGGATCTTTATGTTGGCGAGGTCGGGATCCACGGCCGGCGACAGGTTCATTTCGCCGGCGATCTGGTTGACAATTTCCTTGATCGTTTTGCCGTCCCAGGCACGGTTCTTTTTCTCCTTCGACTTTTCGCCGACGCCGCCCGCACGGGCGATAACGGTGAGCCGGCGCTTCGGCCCGCTCTTCTCGGCATCCTCGATCGTATAGCTGCCGAACCGCTTCGGTCCTCCGGTCTCGCGGTAGCCGCCACCAAAAACGAGCGGATCGCCCTTCTGTGGCCGGTCGATGACGTCGCCGGCATTGTCCAGCTCGACGGTAACGCCGTCGCTCTCAATGCCGGTGCCATCCGTGACGGTCGCGCGGATGAGGCGCGGCTGCATGAGGCCGGAGACGTTGCGACCGTTAATCGAGCAGTAGATCTGCGGCGTGAAGCCCTTCATGTGAATATCCTCACGCTGGCGGCCGGCGCGATCGGGCGTTCCGGCAGGTCGGGGCAGACAATTCGAAGGCCGGCGGGCAACATCGGCGGATAGCGGCACAGGCCGGGATTGGCTTCGAGGATGGCAACGAGGCCTTCCGGCCGGTCTCCATAAACCTTCCAGGCGATCTCGTCGGCCATGTCTCCTTCGGTCGTGATGATGATCTTTGCCATCTCACAATCCAAAGAAGCCGGTGAGGCCGCCACCAGGACCATCAGCGCCAAAGCGCGACCAGCTGGCGAGGAGGCCGATCATACCGGGCCGACCGCGCTGGTCGAGATAGCTATGGTCCTGCTCGATCGAGGTGAGCGCGTACCAGCCAAGCATGCGCCAGTCGCCGCGAATGAAGGGCAAGGGAATGCCGGCATCGCCGACCGCCTGCAGACGTCCGATCGCGCTTTCGGAATGGCCCGATCGGGCGAGCGGGAACAGCACGGCCTCCATGCTCAATTCTCCGGGTCCACGGCCGAGGAACTGGATGGCGCTCTCGCCAGAGAGGCGCTCTGTCGAAGGCCAGCGCCATTCGTCCAGGCTGGTCACCCGGCGCGGGGAGACGCCGCGCATCTCAAACTTGAAGCCGCCGAACTGCATGAGCGACATGGCTAACCCACGTCGGCCAGCGTTCCCGCGAGCCGCCTTTCGAGTTCGATGCCGAGACTATTGACCCCCTCGGCCGCGTCCTTGACGCCGTTCAGGACGATCGAGCCGATCGTGAGCGACCGCCCGCCAGCGCCACCGGCAACCTGCACCGACGCCACCCCGCCAGCACTGCCGGTCGAGGCTGCGGCTATGCGGCCGGCAATACCCTGGGCGGCGCGGAGCGGGCTCTGCTCGCTCTCCATGCCGCCTGCGAGCTGCTGGGCGATCTTGCGGCCCATGAGAGGCAGGTTGCGCAGAGGGCCGATCTTCGCCGGGGATTGTGGAAGCCGCCCGGCAACTGGGGATACCAGTGCGGCTGAAGCCGCTGCCGCGATCAAAGGTGCGGCCGCCTGAATGCCGGCCGCGAACTGTACGCCCACCTTGTAGCCGGAGGTATAGGCCGAGATGGCATTGATGGTTGCTTCAATTGCGCTGGCCGTCGCCTTGATCGCCTGCTCCGCCTTCTTGCCGCCCTGTTCCATCCCCTTGGCGAGACCGTCTCCAGCCTTCTGGCCGGCTGCGGCCGTTTCCAGTTCGGCACCACCCATGCCCTGCATGCCAAGTTCTGAAAGGCTGGCCTTCTTCAAAAGCGCCCGGCGGTTCTGACGGCCCCAGTTGCGTGCAGGCTCCTCGGCGCCAGCGACATACTCGCGGCCTGTGCCCTTGCCATAGCGTTCCGCAAGCCATCGCGCCGATCCGGGCTCGGCTGGCAGGTTGTCCTCGCGCCGGCTCGGGGTGGGGATCGTACCTGTGCTGATGCCGAGAAACTGCTGACTATGGCGACCGGTCGAGGGGCGCGCCTTGCCCGCCGTATAGATCTCACGGGCGCGTTGTCGGCTTTCCATCTCTTCGATCACCGTCATGATCGACGGGATTTCACCGCGTCCCTTGCGGGCGAGCGCCTGCTCATAAAAGTAAGAACCGTCCATCGGGCCAGCGTTAGGATTGTAGGCTCGATACCGCCGCATGAATTCGTCACGGTCGTTGTTGACCATGTCGCCACTATCGCCGCTCATGGCGTTACGGCGAGCCTCGATATCCTCCATGGACTTCGACAGGCGGTTCATGGCGTCTGTCACGAACGGGATTGCCTTGGATGCAATCATCTCGGCTTGGTTTTGAATATTGCTTGAAAGGCGGTTCCAGCTTTCCGTTGCGTTGTCTGTCGCCTTCGTGAAATCCCGCATGACCGTGCCACCGGCATTTCCATAACGGCTGGCAGCAGCGAAGACCTCATCGAGCTTGGAAATCAGCGAGGAGAGCGCCGAGTTCGCCTGAACGTCGGGCATCAATTCCTTGAGCTTGAACGTGTCGCCCTTCGTCACGTCGCGGATTTTCTTGAGCAGCTCGAAGGTCGGGTCGAGGCCCTTTTTGTTGGCGTCGGCAAACACCTTCTTGACGTTGATGCCCATCTTCGAGGCGTTTTTGATGAAGTCGCCCGAGGTGAACTTGTCGAGCATGTTCTCGAAGTTCGTCGCCGCTTCATCCGAGGTGCCGGCCGTCGCACGGATCGCCTGCGCCATGGCGGAAAAATTGCGCACGCCTTCAAGGCCGGTAGACCCGAGCTTTGCCATTTTGGCGAAGATGGATGGCGCATTGCGCGCCATGTCGCGAACTTCGAACTGGCCTTCCTTGCCGGCGAGCGCCATGGCGTCGAAGGCTGTCATCAGTTCATTGGCGCCGACCTTCATATTGTTCTGGAGAGCGACAGCCGTCTTGCCGGCGTCGATCGTTTCCGCCCTGGTCGCCTTGGCGAAGGTCAGAACGCTGTCGGTCATCGCGGCAGCGTCATCGCCGCCGAGACCGCCCGCCATCAGCTCGCCGAAGACGCCATAGGCGCCCTTCGTGCCGACACCGGCGCGCACGCCAGCGGGCTTCAGGATCTTGTCGAAGAGCGCCGCCTTCTCGTCGGAATATTCCCCGAGCACCTGGAGCTGATCGCGCTCATATTCGACGGCGGCCGCCAGCTGCATCGACTCCTTGAGTATGAGACCGGCGCCCGCCACGCCGCCGACACCAAGGCCGAGGCCGCCGATGAAGGCGCCACCGATGCCGCGAATGCCGGACAGCGCGCCGCCGGCCGCAAGCGCGGTGCTGCTGCGAACCTGCTGCTGTTGTCTGCGGATGAGCCGCTCTTGCTGGCGCTCCAGGGCGCTGGCTTCGATCTTCTGCCGGCGCATGGCTTCCGTGGAGCGATGGATAGCCTGGGTCGCCCGCTGCTCATTGGCGACGAAGCGTCCGGAGCTGTCACGGAGGCGGTCATTGGCGCGGGCAAGGCCAGACGCCTCGCGCTCGGCGCCATCGGCGGCACGCGCGAGGTCGCGAAGCGATCGCTCGCCCGCCTTGGCCTTGTCCAGGCCCTTCATCAAAAATTCGATGACGACTGAGGCTTTCATCGGCCCTTAAACACCTCTTCCAAGAACCGTCAAAAGCGCCTTGAGGGATCCGCCTTGCGCCTGGCGCCGGGCGCCGGCCGTGATGGCAAAGAAGCGAAGCCGATCGAGCGGAAACCGCCGGAGATCGGCGAAGGAGAAAGGATAGACCGACGCGATCTCCTCAATGACCCCTAGGAGGGCTGCCCCGCCGCGCCGGCCTTCGAAGGGTCCTCGACGTCGCCTTCATCCCCGCTGGCCTTGTCGCTTTGCCACTGGCGATCGTACCAGCTCGACACCTTGACGATGTCGGCGGGTCGCAGCTTGCGGATCAGCGCGAAGGGCACGTCCGCGCAGATGGCGGCAACCTGTGCCTCCAGTTCGGCGCGGCTGGCGCCCTCGCGGATCATGGCGGCGGCGTCGAAATAGTCGCCGGCCTCCATCTCGCGAAGCGTGATGCTGGTGAACGCCTGATCGCCGAAGTCGACCTTGCGGGAAAAGTGGATGGTTTCGGCCGGCATGGTCAGCGTCTCCCGATCGCGCGGCTGCTCTCTGCAAGCAGGTTGCCCGAGCCGTCGTCAAATATCCCGTTCTCGGGATCGTGGTGCAATTCCAGGATGCCGTTGCGGAAGCGCCGGTAGTTGACCAGGAAGAGCGGGATCTTGATGCCTTCCGGCTTCTTGCGGTCCCAGTCTGGAAACTCAAGGTCCATCGTGGCAAGGCAGCGGATGGTGATGTTCGACGTCACCTGCGAGCGGCTGTCGAACAGCTCCCGGCGAAAGATGAACGACTGCGGCGCCTTCACGCTGAGACCGAAGACCCGCATGGCGTCGACGTCATAGGTGTAGAGGCCGAGCGTGGCCGTTTGCTCTTCGAGCATCATCGGCACGGACGTTTCGCCGGACATGCCGCCACCCGCGATCTTCTCGCGGATCCATTTGAAGTCGGGCTCCTCAAAGCTCGCGGCCTCGGCAAACTTGCCCTTGCCGTCGATGAATGCGGACCAGGCGCGGCCGATATCCTTCATGATCTTCCCCTTTAAGCCGCAGCGGCGAGGTCGCGGACGATGTCCTCGACCAGCACATCGAAATACTTCTTGTTCCGGCGACTGCCGGCGATGATGGCGTGCATCGGCGGGGTTTCCTCCGCGTCAAACTCGAAGCGAATGATGCCGCGACGGAGTTGGCTGCTCTGGTTCAGCTCCGGCAGGAAAAATGCGCGGCCGTCGATGATGGCGCCGGCTTCCTTGAACTCCAGCAGCTTGTCGCCGAGGGAAGAGATCGCCTCGACGGCCACCGTCGACTGCATCGGCGCATCGACCACCGGGGCGAAGCCGGCAGCGACCATTTCTTCGAGCGCGTAGCGGGTGCGCACGACATTGGAGAACATCCAGTCGTCGTCGTTGGATGCGGTGAGACCACCCCAGTAACGCCAGCCGCCCTCGCGCACGATGGTGTTGATGCGGTTCTCGTTGAGGAGTGTCGCCTCGGTGTCCGCGTCCGTATAGTCGAAGCTGATCGGCCGTTCCGTGCCGACGATCCCGCCAATGACGGAGTTCGACCAGGACACCCAGAACCCGGCCGGCTTCTTGGCGGCGATATCGCCATCGCGCATGATCTTGAGGCCGAGGCCAGCGACGAAGGCTTCCGCCGGCTGGATGATGTTGAGGCCGGTGTCCGGATCGGGCGCCAGCACGCGCGGTGCGATCAGGTCGAGGGCCATGGAGCTGAAATCCGCCCGAGCGGCGAGCGCGTCGGCCTTGGCGGTCGGGAGACCGACGAGCATGCGGGAGCGCTGGCGCTCCAGCCACGGCACCATGGCCGCGACGACAGGATTGGCGGCGTTGCTGATCCGCTGGGTGAAGCCCGGCAGCATATAGGTCTTCGGCTTGAAACCGAGTTCGGACTTCGCATGTTTGAAGGCGTGCCAGCCGGTCGCCGATCCAGCCGAACCGACCATGTTGGCGATGGTCGCCTCGGCGTCCGCGCCCTCGGTGACACGAACGATTGCGATGCGCGGGAGGTAGGAGCCACCGGCTGCGACAATGAGGTTGTTGATCTGGTCGCGGAGTGTGCCCGTCGCACCCAGCGCTTCGATCTGGGCGGGATCGCCGATCAGGCCGATCGGCTGGTTGATCGGGAATTCGCCGGCATCGGCAGCGGGCGCCGTGCCGAGAATGCCGAATGTCCCCTGCTCGACGGTGGTGAAGCTGACGGAGCCTTCCGGAACGCTCTCGACGAAAGAGCCGTGCTTGTATCCAAGTGCCGTCAACGCGGCCTCCTTCGGTGATTGCGGTTGTCACCGCAATCCATGGAGCCGCAAAGGAGGAAAACGAATGGTCCGAATTCGGACCTTCGGCACTAGGGCCAGTAACCGTCGTCGGTATAATCAGCCGGGATCGGTTCTTCATCCTTGATGGCACGGGCCGCGAAAATCAAGCCCTGCTTGTGCGCCATGGCCGTCTGACCGAACGTAAAGACGGTCTGGGCGTCCATCGGATAGACCGAGTTATCGGCTGCGATCCACATGAAGTCGCTGTCGCCACCATGCCAGCGAAGGTTCCCTACAACGGCGCCGTTCATCATGGCGGCGAGTGCTGCGAGAGATGCGCCGGTGATGTTTTCGCGGTCCTCTGGGCGCGACTGGTAGAGGATGCCCCCGAACACGAAACCGGCTGAGATGCGGCGATCGCGTTCTGCATCAACGTCGGCCGAGGTCGGCGGCAAAGGCGCAGGCGGTGGTGGCGACGGCAAAAGCTCGTATCTGCCGGGAAAATGCTGCTCGACGAACGCTTCGTCGGCGACGATCGAGTTGACGTGGTTTCCTTCGATGTCGAAGATTTTGTACCGCATCAATAGACCTCCAGGATGAAGAAGCCGTCGCCGCCCTTTTCTGTGGCCGCGGTCCCGCTCGCGCAACACGCGCCGCCGGTTGCACCAAAGAGCGCTTCGCTGTTGCCTCTCGCTGTGGCCGAGCCGGACTGTCCTTGCGCGCCGCCACCCCCGCCCAAGAAGCCCGGAATTCCGGAGAACGCGGCGCTCGTGCTGTTCTGATATGCGCCGCCACCCCCGCCTCCTAAACCGGCCGGGTCTGCCGTTGTATTTTTCCCAGCGGATCCGGAACCGGATGCCAGGAGCCATGAGGCCAGCGAGACGCTTGGCGAGATCGTGGTGCCCGGAGCGCCATCTCCGGCCCCCGATGTCCTGGTCTCACCGTCGCCGTGGGAGCCGCCTCCGCCCGTCGCAAGCAAGCCAGCATTCGCGTCACCACCGTGACCGCCGACACCGCCACCGCCGGTCGCGATCTGGTTATGATTGCCGAGGATATCGCCGCCACGTCCATTGCTGTCGAGAAGAGGAACCGAGCCGCCACCAGTCGCGCGGACATCTGTCGACGAATTGCCGGCCGCAGCATTTCCGCCTCTGCATCCCGATACGTTCTCATCACCACCCGTCGCGATGCCTCCTGCTCCGCCAGGGAGAGCAACGTTGCCAGCCGCATTCGCCTGGCCGGGTCCACCCCCTCCTGCGATCATGTTCAGCCCGTTCGGACCCGTGATCGTCGAGTTGCCCCCGGCATTGCCTTGGACGGTCCCGTTGGTGGTGGACACACCAGCGCCACCAGCCCCTGGAGCGAGGGTAAGAGTATCACCGGCCTTCAGCTTGATGATCTTTGTGCATCGCGCGCCGGAGCCGCCGCCGGTCGCGTTACCGCCGGCCCCACGGCGAGCACCCCCACTTCCGGACGCGCCGAAGGCGGAAGCTTTAACCGTGCAGTCGCGAGGCGCTGTCCAGGTTCTGGCCTTCAGCGCGATAACAATTTGAGCGGATGGTGCTGCGGTTGAGCCAAAAAGAGCGGAGTAATTCATGCAAGCACCTCTGGAAAAGCTTTCCACGTCCCGAACAGGTACGTCATCCGGACGCCGCGCTTGTCCTCGTCGAGGACGAGGTCTTCGGCGGCGCCCTCGATGGTCGAGCCGTTGCGAGCGATCGTGACGGTGTTGGCGCCATCTCGGTAGACCCTGACGGGCGTGCCAGCGGCCGGCGTTACGGGAAGTGTCACCACGATCGCACCGCTTGCCGTGTTGGCAACCAGCTTGTCACCGACGATGGCCGTACGGTTTGCGGTGATGACCGTCGCGAGGTCGGCCTTGACGGCAGCGGTCGCATTGGCGGCCGTGGTGGCGGCAGCGTCGAGCGCCGTCTGGTCTGCTTTGCCGTCGAGCTGCTTAACGTGCTCCGGCCCCATCAGGCCGGCGCGGTTCTTATTGGCAACAGGTGTCGGCATCAGACCCTCCAGTCATCGAGAGCAGAGGCCGGCGAGCCGACCGGGATGGCATAGGGCGAGCCCGCCCAGACCGGATCGACCTGGCCGAGGACGGTCTCCGGCTGGAGCGAGCATTTGAGGACGTAGGGCTGACCGTCCGCCATCAGGCCGGCATCGGTGGCGATGATGCATTCGGCCATCGCCTCGATCTCCGCGTCACGGCTCGGCGTGCGGATCACCAGATATGAGCCGGGCGCCGTCACCTCTGGCGAGGTCTCATTGCCTTCGGCGTCATAGCTGGCCCGCGCATGCACGATGCGCGTCGGCATGATGGATCGCTCGCCGTCCGTCCAGCTTGGCGGGTTGTCTTCCGGCGCGGGCCAGGCCGCATCGCGAGCGGCGTCATCGGCATAAATCAAGATATGGTCGATCATGCCGTGATCCTCTGTAGGTCAGTGGCGCTCAGGGCCTTGGGCCAATAGATGATGCGGCGGATAAACCCACGAAGATGGTTTCCAGTACCAAGCCAATCGCCGCCTATTGAGAGGCGTGACAACGCTGGTACTGTAACCGATGTATCAGCTACAGCCACGGCCCCGTTCACAGACATACGCACCGCGCTCGTGGCGTAGGTTGTCGCCATCTTCGCTGTCGCCGCGTCGATTGTTGGCCCAGGGGGCAGGCTCAAATTCCAGCCCCCGCCGCCCAGAGTATAAATTCTGCCGTCTGTATTCAAAGCGCCAAATAAGGCATTAGGGTAGGTCCCATCGGACAGCGTCCATGCTAGTTGCGATGCGCCATACGCGGGGGCCCTGAATTCCGCGAAAATCGTCCCCTCGATCGGATTAAAGAAATCCGTAAAATCCGTCCCGCTGATGACCATACTATCCGCATTGCGCACGACCGCCGCCGAGGTGGTCGGGACGTAGGGCCCGGGGAAGGCGGTTTGGGTGAGTTGGGCGCCCCATGCGTTGACCCCGGACGTGCCGTCGCCGGTGTACGACAGCGCCGTCCCATTATGCAGTCCAAACTGCCCGCCGATCGACGTTGTAGTGTCAGATGTTGCAGTGACCCATACTAGATAGACCCCATCGCTAACCTTCGCGAATGAGCCCGAACCCGAGGCAAAGCCGGTTCCATAAGCGAAAGCTGCGGTGGTAATTGCACCCGCCTCCGGGTTGAAGCGCATCTGGACGCCACCGGCATACCCAGCCCCGAAGAGGTTCAGAACAATCTGGCGGCCCTTGCCGGCCTTCACAAAAAGAGAGAGAGTGTAAGGCAGAGCGCTGGCGCTCTTGGTCGCCACCCTCGAAATGCTGTGCTGGGACGTTGCTGCATCCTCAACCAGAGCATCCATCGTCAGGTTTCCGTCTGGAGCAATCGTCGCATCGGCTGAGACAGTCAGGTTAGCCTTGAACCAGGCCGCATTATCGAACTGCTCCGAGTAAAGCAGCAGGTTCGTGTAAGCACTAAAGAACCCCGCCCCCTTCGGCTTTCCATCTACATCGTAGTCGATCACCGGCGCATTGGCAGCGGTCGGAACCAAGACGCCCTTGGAATTCTGCCGATACCCACCACCCGTCGCGCGTGTCAGGTTGCCCTTGAACGGCGCTCCATTGATGTCGGTAAGATCGAGATTGAGCGTCGGCAACACATCCACGCGATCGAGCACGTTGACGATCTGACCGGCCGAAGACGCAGCCAGCGCGGCAGACGTCGCCGCCTGATCGCGATAGCCGAGAGCGGTATCGCGGTAACCGGCAGCGGCCGAGGCAAAACCCTGCGCACTGAACCGCGCCGTCTCGGCTGCGGACTGTGCCGATGCCGCGCTCGAAACGTGGCCCGCCGCCGTGGCAACGTGAGCCGCCGCCGCATCCCGCGCGTCTTGTGTCAGGCCGAGAAGCGCCTGCACCTGCTCCAGCATCGAGACCTCGGCAAGAGCCGACAGCAGTCCGACCTCGACGTAGCAGTCATTGTGCGGTCCCTCACTGCCGTTCACGGTGAGGATGTTGACCACGAGCGTGCTGGTCTCCTTGTTCCAGGAGACGACACGGGCAGCCGCGAAATCGGCCGCGCTCGCATTATGGCCGATCATGACGATCGGAGCTGGCGAAAAGCCGATCGGCCCGGAGACGTCGAGCGAGAGGGAAAGCCCGTTCTGGACGTCGAAGATCACCGGACCATCGATATCGGCCGAGGTGTAGTGGCCCTCCTGAAGGGCCTGCACGACAACCGAACCGTCCGTGAACAGCTCGGAAAAGTTCGTCGTGATCTGCTGGACGAGATCATCGACGGCGGCGACCTGGCCCGCCTGGAGATCCGAGATGGCCTCGGCCGCTGCTTCACCGCGCTCGTGAAGCAGGCTCAAGGCCCGCTTCAGGTTGTCCAGCAGCCGGTCGCCCGGAAGGTCGAAGAGGGAGGCAGGGTTGGTTGCCATTTACTGCGTGACCTTCGAGAACACTTTCGCGATGGCGATCGGGAACGCGATATTGTTGGTCGAGGCCAGCACATGCGTCTGGTAGACGTCATTTGACGGATCGACCGTGAATTCCCATGTCGCCTCGACGGCGTTGTTTTCGGGGATCGGTTTGATAACCGGTGCGCCAACAGGGTTGACGACCGTCGTCAGCGCCGTGCCGTGGTGAATCTTGGCGCTCAGCGTATGGCGGGCCGCGTCATATTTGGGGATCGTCGCGGTGACATAAAGTTTCACCCATGTCGTGCCAGACGGCACGGTACGGGCCTTGCTGATGTAATGAACGTCGTCATCTGCACGAAACACCGTGCGTTCCGAGCCCGTGAGATCAAGCACCGGCATCACCCACTCGTTCCCGGTCAGGAAAGCCCGGAAGTCGTAGGTTGCTGTGGTGCCAACGCCAAAGACGTCGGTGGGATCAGGATCCGGGGCCGTTTCGTCCGACGGCAGGTTCGCCATCGTCTTCCATGCCCCGCCCGAATTGGCCTGCCAGGCAACACCCGTGTTGTCCGGCACTACCGCCGGGCAGTTGATGTCGACGTTTTGCACGCCACCCGAAAGCGACAGGTTGTTCAAGCGAACATCCAGCGTCGTGGCGCGGAACTTACAGTATTCTACGGCGTGAGCCATGTCCTGCGTGATCGAACCGACGAAGAAGTTGCCGTCCGTGCTCTCGAAGTAGTTGCCACCAAGGAACTGGTCACCGGTTGCCATTGCAACCGTGACGTTGCCGGTAACAGAGGTGACGTAACCGACGCCCTCGCGCCCAACATGCGCCGGAACCGGGAAGGCAAAGCGCGTCATCGTCGCATCCTTGCCGCGGACATAGCGAACAAAGCTGGACGAATTCAGCGTGACGGTCTGGAGCGTCTTTTCCGGGTCCGGAGAGCCGTCTGGCCGCAGCTTGCAGAGTGCTACTGTGATTTCCGCGCCGTTCTCCCAATTGAGCAGGCCGAGGCGGATCGCCGGGATATAACGTTCCTGCGACTGCAACCAGGTCTGCGCCTTGATGACGCCCTGGATGGTCAGGTTCGTCTTGCGCCAGACGTCATAGCTGTAGACGTAGCGATCGACGATGACGCCATAGCGCCAGTAGCGGTTCCAGTAGGGATAGCGGTTGATGTAGTAGCCGTAGGGATAGGCGAACGCCTCTGCCTGCTGCGCCCAGACGCGATACACAATGTCCGTCTGGTAGCGCAGCGGATGCCAGAGCAGCGGGTTCATATAATGGTAGTAGCCGCCATAGCGGATGCGGACGCGGGTCATGTGCATGCGGACAAGCGACATGGTCTGTGTGACGGTCCCGCCGAGCGGCGCGGTCTGGCCCGTCGAATGCACGATATGGCCGATCTCGGGATCGTAGGCGGGGAAGAGCACGCCCTTGTCCTGGTGCATCAGGCGGATGTCGTTCGCGTTGAACAGTGAGAGCGGAACGCGGTCTTCTGCGGCATAAGGCGCCTGCAAGCCTTCGTCGACACGACCCTTGAAGTCGGGATGCGCCGTGTTGACCTCGCTGTCATTGGCAAGCCGATCGAGCGCATAGGGTGCGCCCGTGTCGCCGATATCGTTGACGTCCTTCAGCGTCGCGACGTCGTAGATGATCTGGTCGAGGGTCGCGTAGCTGACGGTGGACTTCAGGAAGCCGGAGATGCCGACCAGGTCGTTGCGCAGCGCCTGCACCTCGCCGCGCACCACGTCGAGGATGGCGCCCTGCTGAGAAATAATCGCGTCGAGATCGTTGACCGACCGGATGCGGTGATCGTCGAGCATTTCCGGATCGCCGACGATGCCGTTGACATCGAGGACGATGCGGCAGAACGGCACGACGTTTGCGGGGATCGGCGGATCAAGCTCCTGGGTGGACAGACCGGAGGCAAGCTTTGCGATCTCGACGACGTTGCGAACGTAGGGCGAAACGGTGGTGACGATGTCCTGCGTGGTCGTTCCACCAGCGCCATCCGGCACCTCGACCGTCTTATCACGAGAGACGGCCGGCGCCGGGCGATCGTCGATGCCCTGTCCTGCGAGCACCACGACGCGCTTCTGGCCCGCGATCAGCGGCTTTTCCGCGACCAGGCTGACTGTGACGGGCGCTTCGAGCGCATACTGGCGGAAGTTCACATAGGCAGCGCCGGTGGCGACGACGACGGCGTTCTGCCCGTCCTTGACGGTGGAGAACCCGCGATAGCGGGCCGTGCCGAGCCAGTCCTGGGTCAACATCTCGTCGCCGGCCTGCGGGAACGTGCCCAGGCGATCGACGTCTTCCTGGCGGAAGTGTTCGTCCTGGCTGATTGTGACGCGTTGATACATGAGGCTATCTCCTGCTCATAAGTTTGACCGCGCCGATGCGGGTGCGTTCGTCGATGTCGTTGAAGTCCGCGACAGTGAGGTCGCGCACCACGTTGAAGTTCACGGTGACGAGATCGCGGGCGACCTGGGCACTGGCGATCGCCGACAAGACGTCCTTGGTTTTGTCGATCGGGTCGGGCGTGATGCGGCTTCCGGAAAACGGAAAGCCGCGCTTCCTCGGCCGCGCCACCAGGACGGCCAGTTCCTTGGTGAAGGCGGCGCGCGGCAGACGCGAACGGCCGATGGCACCGGTGCGCGGCCGGGAGCCGGATGGCCCGGTGCCATCGGCAACCCGAAGCGCCAGATAGAAATCCTCGCGCGCCGGTGCGGCGGCGACCGCGCCGCCAACGGGCGTGCGGCCGACGACGATGCGCCAGGGGCGATGTGGATGCGGGATCGGCACGCGGCGCGGTGTCGCCTCTGCCGGCATCATCGATGGAAGGCCGGGCTTCATGTCGAACGGGTCGGTCGATACCGGCCGCCAGTCGAAGTCGAAGACACGGCGCGTCGATGCCGGCTTGCCGATCGGACGGGTGAGCGGGCCTTGGCCTACGGCAAGCGTTGCGGAGGGCGCGACCGGAACAGAGACGCGCTCGATCTCGGCGATCGCCACGCCATCCGGATCGAACGCCTCGCCGGAGACCACGAGAGCGGTGACCTTGTCACCCTTGCGCAGCTCGGCCCGGCGCGCCTGCTGCATGGGCGAGCCGCGAAACACTGGATGGCGTCCGAGTGCCCCGCCGAGCGGCGGCGTCTTCGTCGCGCGCGGCGGCAGCGGATAGATGCGGATCTCCGGCAGGGCGCGAAGCCATGCCTCATAAGCTTCCGGCGTCGGCGATCGACCGATCATGAAACCGTCGCGTGGCAGATGGTAGGAAATCAGCTCGGCATCGGCATAACCGCAGGCCATGCGATCGGCCGGGATTGTGCCCTTGAGGCGATGGAATGCGGGCTGCTCCAGCACGACCTGGCGCTTGCGATGTTCTGGCCAATCGGCGCGCCAGTAATCCGTCGACCATCCCCAGGCAAGATGCGGCAGGGCTTCTGCCGGGACCAGGACAGGGTTCGCCATCAGGGCGATCGGATCGTCCAGGTCGGCCGCGAGCGCGCCGATTGCGGCGGCTGCGCGTTGTGGGATGGTCGATGATTGCAGCGGCAGCAGGTGCAGCTCAGGCGGCAAAGGATTGCTCACGGCATCACCTCGACAATGACGTCATCGATGACGAGCCGGATCGCCACCTCGGGGCGCCGCAAGATGTTTTCCGTCAGGCCCGTCATGCTGACCGTGATGACGGGCGGCACATGGGCGGCGGCATAGAGCGCGTCGACATAGAGGCCGGCATTGATGCGATGCACTGACGCGGCATAGGCTTCAAGCTTCGTGCGCGCTGCCAAGCGCACCGGCGTCGGGTCAGGGCCACGCGGAATGGCAAGCCGCACCGTCACATGCCGCTCGTCGATCTCGGCGGGCAGGACCGTGAGAATGTCTGTCGACTGGGTTGCGCCTTCCGGCTGGAAGGCGCGGATGATCGCGGCGAGCACCGCATCGGAAACCGCGCCCGTTTCATTGCGGCCAAGCAGGCGCAGTTCGATGCGCCCGCCGTCACGGCGGATCGGTCGAACGTCCTTTATGGCGTCTTTGAAGGCACTTCGAACGCGGAATATATAGCCGCCATGGGTAATGCCGAGATCCGCCATGGCTTCGGGCGCGAGCTGGCCGCGCGCGCGATAGTCTTCGTCGAGTTCGCCCGGCAGGCGTGGCGTGCGATGATAGGTGGTGAGGATGTGGTCGAGCGCCGGGCCTTTTGCATAGGCAAGCAGGATCGAGCGGGCATCCTCGTTGTGCTCCTGCTCCTTCATGATGAGGCGGAGCGCCCACACTTGGCAGATCTTCTGAAAGCTATCGCCCTCGAAGACGCCACGCCATTGCGGGAGGGCTTCTTTCAGCGCCGCGACGAAGGCGGCAACCTCGGCTTCGGGATCGATGGTGCGAACGACTTGCGGCGCGGGAAGGCTGGAAATGTCGAGCGTCGTCGTCATGCTGCCGCCTTCAGCCGCTCAAGGGCGATGTCATGGCTTTCGCCGGAGAAGAGATCGTCAAAGTGGCAAAGCACGCCATACTGGCCGTCGCGGCCGGCCGTCACCTCGGAGGCATGGGTGAAGCGAACGACGGCTTCACCAGTCTCAAGGTCGCGGATGGTGTCGGTGGCAGCGGCGATGTCGGCCAGCAGCTCAAGGATCTCGGTGCGATCGCCAGGCGCGTCGACATAGTCCGGCACATCCGAGCCATACCAGCGGCGCAGGACACGCAGCCCGACGCGGGTTCCGAAGACGTCGATCAGCAGGACCTCGACATAGGGCCAGCCTTCGACGATCTGGAATGTGTTCCGGTCGAGGCCACGCGGAATGCGCATGTCAGGCTCCTTCGCCTTCCGAGCCGCCGGCCTTGCCCTTCGGTTTTACGGCAGGCTTGGAGCCGGCAAGGCGGATTTCCTCGGAGAGCAGCGGGTACTTTGCCTCGCCCTCGGTCAGGTCGATCGTCGCGCCGGTGCCAAGAGGCGCGCGCGCCGGGAACGTGTCGGTGAGGATTTCGTAGGTCTTCTTTTCCATGGTGCTTCCTTCAGCTTTGTGGCGGCCCGGTGAGACCGTCCATGTCGTCACCGGTATGGATGTGATTATTGCCGACATTGACGCCTTCGTGCTCGAAGGCTCCACCCTCGGCGCGGACGTCGCCGTCGACATGCAGCCGGCCCTTGATATCGAGGCCGCCACTGTGGAAGCGCAGCACGGCTCCGCCGATCGTCTGGATCAGCTCGCCATCGGCCGCTTGCTCCGGGTGAGCGTTCTGATCGGAGAAGCCGCCAAGGATGACACGGGACGCCTGGCCGAGCTCGCCGTCCGGCGAGATGACCGTGACGCGCTCGCCGATCGATGGGCGCGAGATCGACTTTACCGCCCCGGCGCGCTCCGAGAATTCCAACCACGGTGAAGGGACCGGAGAACCTTCCGGGCCAAGGTCGGCCTTCAGCTTTTTGGGATCATCGGGATGATGCTCGATGACCTTGCCTTCACGCACCATGTTCAGCAGCCGGCGCTTCAGCTCGCGGATCTCGATGTGCTGGCGCAGCATGGTGCGCAGCAGGAAGGTGTTGGACGCCTGGGCTCCGCTCATGGTGCGATCTCCGCCGGGTCGAAGCCCTCGGGCCAGATGATCTGGATTGCTTCCTCGGCACCTTCGCGGGCAAAGTTCTCGCCGATGATCACGCGGATCTTGAAGAGGACCGCCCAAAGCGCGATACCCTCATCGTCAAGGTCGTTGCCATCGGCGATGTCGATCGAGAGGTCCTCGGCCAGGCCGACGCCGGAAAGCGCTGGCCAGTCGCGGTCCTCGTCGGCCGCGCCGGGGGTGATGCGGGCGAGCGATGTCTCAACGGCGAGTGCCAAGGCGATCGCCCTGTCCTGGCTATCGAGCAAATCGCCTTCTGCGGTGATGACGGCAGCGGCGAAGGGAACGACCAGGACGCGTTCGCCGGACGGAAGATCTTCGGTGGTGAGCTTGCCGAAGAGGCCGATGCGAAGGGCCGGCGCGAAGACGCCGATCGCCTTGATGTCTTCAACGCTCATGCGGCCACGATGGCGGCCGACGTCGCGGAACTCAGGATGCCGGGTCTCAAGCAGGATCGAGAGGCGCTTGTTGATTTCAGCGAGCATCACCAGCTCCTGCGGAAATGAAGGCTTCGGTGAAGGCGATGATTTCTGGCTCGTTGGCGGCCGAGATCCCGACATAGGGGCGCGCCGGCATTGTCACGCTTTTCGCCATGAAGAACTGACCACCGCTGGAGAATGCGAGCGCGTTCTTGTTCTTCGGCACGATCTTGCCGCCATGCTGGTGGATGCCGGCATAGACCAGGTTGGAGCCGACCTCTACGGAATTGCCCGCCACCTCGTGGTGGATGCTGTCGTCGAGGGCGCCCGAGCGAAACAGGATGGAGGTGCCTTCGCGGTTGGGCTTCCACGCCTCACCGGCCGGCGAGGTCTTCTCCGATCGGATGCGCTTCTGGGTCTGCGACGTGACGATGCCGCCAAGCTCATCGAGATACTGCGGCACATCCGGATCGGCGATCTGCGCGATGACCTTCGCGGCCTCTTCAAGCCCGCTTGCAACGATCCTCACGGCCATCTCAAATGATCTCCGTCTTGCGGTCGAAATACCGCTCGCGGGAGATGACGAAGACGTCGTCGGAACCTGTCGTGCCCGGCATGCCGGTATCGGGATTGGAGGCCGGTTCGTTGCCGGCAAGGGTGACTTCACCCTTCGCGACCTGTTGAAACAGCTTCAGCGCATCCTCGTAGCGCTGGCGCATTTCGCTCGTGCCCGTCGCGCGGTCACGCGACTGCATGTAGATCGCCACGTCGATAACCGCCGACACCAGGAAGTCCGGCGGATTGACCAGCGGCACGGCGTACTTCTTGTCGACGTAGCTGTTGGCAAGGCTGGTCGCCTTGGTGAGCACGCTGTTCAGCGCCGCGTCATTGCGGACCCGCGTGTTGTCGCGGTCGGAAAGCTTCAGGACGTACGCCGCCCCAAACGCCAGTTCCATATCCTCGATCGTCGCATACTGGGTCATCGACGTGCCTTGGCTTTGGGTAAAGTGAATGCCACTGTTTCCGATGGTCCCTTGCGGGTTCCTGTTCCATCGGGGGGCTTCGGGTTTGCTGCCGGCTCTGGCCTATCGGCACCTCCGGCTTCTACCGCTCGCGGCGCTCCCCGCAGGTATTTCAGCGAACCGGGCGCAGGTCCGGCTCGTTTTCGAGCAGCTTCACCTGCTCTTCGGTCAGGTCGGCGAGGTCGACCGGGACCGCCTCGCGGGCGGGGAAGCGAATGCCGGCACGGCGGATGCCGTTGATGGACATCAGCTTCAGCACACGGCCTTCCCTCTTCTCACTGCCTTCGGCGTTGGCATTCTCGTTCTCATTGGTGCTAGTCGGGGCTTTCGCCATGTCGTTTCTCCTTTGCGGGTCTCGGGAAACGGGCGAGGCACCCGTTTCCGGAAACCCGCTGGCGGCGGGAGGATACCGCCAGCGGCATGCACGTCGCTCACGACGCGCGGATCAGGGGAGCCACGGCACCACGAGGGTTTCGACCTTCTTGTAGTTCGGGTTGTCGGAGCCGTTCGACAGGCGCTGAAGGTTCAGGATCTCGTCGGCCTTCTTCATGTTGCTCGGGCCGCAGACGAGAAGGTTGGGAACCACGCCGAGCGGCTTTCCGCCGTCGCGCTTGAACTGCATCATGGCGAGGTACGCCGCATCGAAATTCGCCGTGTCGAGCACAGCCTTGGAGCCGAAGGCCATCTGCCAGAAGCCGTAGCCGGCCGCACCTCGGGCGCGCGTGCCATAGCGGAACTCGTCGCGATTGAAGACATCGTCCGACGTCTCGGGGCTGTCCTTGATGATCAGCTCGGCCTTTTCGCGGTCCTGGTAGATAAACGGCTTCAGGCTGCGATTGGTGCAGAGCAGATACCAAGGTGCGGACGAACCCGCCTGCATATTGGAAACCGACTGCTCGACGCCGGCAGCGTCAACCACGGGATGGTCGGTATCGAAGAAGTACTGCCCGTCATAGCACTTCGAGGTGAAGCCCCCGGGCAAGGCCTCCTGATAGATGAGTTCTTCGGGTAGGCGCGCGGCGTTCTCGCCCATCATGGCGATGGCGGGGGTGTAGGTGCCGTACTGATCGTCGGAGATTGCATCGCGGATGACCGCGACGGTCTCTTCGTACTTCTTGTTCTTGAGCTGGTAGGCTTCGCTGTCGAGGTTCTTGACGAAACGTTCGCCAATCCACTCCCGCATGCCGGATGTCTGCTTCATCCAGCCATAGGTCTCGATCAGCGTCGACGACGGAATGACCGTGGTGATGCGCAGATAGGTCTGTTCGACCCCGGAAAAGGCATTGCGGAACGCCGTCTTGAAGCCGGTGTTCATGATCGAGAGGTTGGTCTTGTTGATGATCATCGGTCGGTTCTCGTGTTGGTGATGAAGGTTCCGGCCGATTAGCCGAAGGTGACCCAGACGCCGCCGGCATCGACGTCGTGGCACTTCCCGGCAACGGATTGGGTGTTGCCGCCGGCATTGGTCGCCGAGACGGTTTCGTCATCGACGATAAAGACGTCTTTGCCGATCGAGGCAGCCGTCACCGGATCGCCGGACGAATTCTTCAGGTAGAAGGTGCCGCGCCGGATCTTGACGCGGATGGCGTTCGCGGCGCCGCCGGAATTATCGGCCGTCTCCTGGGCGAGGCCGAGAGCGACGAGGCCGGTCGCGGTGCGACCAGGCGCGGCTACGCCCGCGTCGTTGACGGCAATGGTGCCCTGCCAGATGCGGGTCGCAGCCTTGACGCCGATCTCACGATCTTCGCCCTGGCGGGTGATGGTGTTGCGCGGTCCTGCGGCGGCCATGCGGAAAGTCCTTTCGAGGTGGCGCAGCTACCGGCGCCGTTGCGGGGTCAGGTTCGGCGGCGCTCAGGCGCCGTCGCGGGTTTTCTTGGCGTCCTCTTCGGAGATGCCCATGCGGCGCAGCACTTCGACCTCCTCGCGGGAGAAGGCCGCGCCCTTGCCGAGTTCAGCGGCGCGCGTCGTCGCGTCTTCGCCGGGCTTGACGATCGGCGACAGGCGGGAGAGGCGCTCCTGGTACTTCGTGACGCCGATCGCGCGGCACAGCTCCAGCTCGCTTTCCTTCACGGCCGGAATGACCTTGCCTTCAGCAATGGCGCCTTCGACGGCCGAGGTGACGGCGCGATCGGTATCGGCGTTCTTCAGGGTCTCGATCTCGGTCTTCTGCTGCGAGCACAGCTCGACAACAGCGTCATGATCCTTGCGGGCGACGAAGAGTTCCGGGTCCGGCTTCTCCGCCTTGCGGGTGAGCAGCTCGACGCTGGTCTTGTCAGCATTGATCTTGGAGAGGATTTCCGTCTCGGTGGCGTCTTCCTTCAGGCCGAGCGCAAGCGCGATGGTTTTCATGTCCTGGTCCTTTTCGGTTGGGTCGCGGCGCAACAGCGCCGGCAGAAAGAGGGCGGGGTCGTTGGTCAGCGCGACAGAGGAGATGCGCACGACGTTTCGGCTGGCGTCCGGATGCACGACGGGGGAAATGTAGCGATAGGCTTTGCCCTCGACGGCCTCACGGCCATCGCGGTTCCAGTCGACCTTGCCCCACAGGGCGCCCTCGCGGACCTCGATATCCTTCACCCAGGCAACGGCCGGCGCGGACAGGCCTTCCGGTGCGCGCAGGTGCGTGGCGTGCTCGTAGTCGACGGGCATGTCCTTGCGATCGGCGCGAAACGCGGTGACGACGGCGTCCGGCGTGCGGTTGGAAAAGGCGCGGCCGTCGCGGGCGACGATGTCACCAGCGGGGACGAGCAGAATCCAGTCCGGCGCGGTGGCGCTGTCGGGCAGGAGCTGCGAGCAGAGAATGGCGGCGAGTGCGTTTTGCATGCCGGCGAATAAACAACATCGCAGGGGCTTTTTGCCGGGTCCGAAATCGGACCGTCAATCGAGATCTTGGGGGAAAGACCGGTGGGCGTTGCGCGAACCGGCTGAAGGAAACCTAGCCATCACGGTCGGCAGGCGCAAGAGGGGCCGACCACGCAACAACACTGTCAGATTTAAAGCACTTTTAAAGGCCGTGGGCGCGCGATTGCCCCCTGGTCGCTGTCGTCGCCCGGCCGGAGTCGCTCCGCGCGTCCCACGCCGCCCTGACGATGACGGAACTGAAAGTTGAAAATGCCTGCGGGAAGGCGTATGTTGATGGTGCGCGCCGATTAGTGTGCTGTCCGTCTGAGGGCTGGGAGGGATCACGTCCTCCGCGCGCATCACTCCCCCTTCAATCGTTGTTCAACACGTCTCACCTGGTCGAGCCGATCGGGAGACGCGCTATGGAATGTGACCAGGCGCAGGAAGCCCGAGGCCATCTTGCGCACGGCGCCGACAAAGAAAGTCCCGTCGAGTTGCTTCCAGAACTGCCGGCTGCCGTCCGGCCGCTTGACCTTCTCGTCCTCGTCGACCATCGCCTGAAACTCGGCGAAGCGTCCCAGCTCCGTCATGGCGTGCTTTTCGGTCTTCACGCCGATGGCGCGGTTGCTCACCGAGATCAGCGTGCCGGTCGCGCCCAGCTCGGCCGCGAGATCCGGAGCGATGGCGACAGGAAGGTCGACCTGCTCGGCCATGCGCATGTAGGCTTCCGGCGCCCGGCTCTGCCAGAAATCTGCGATGACCTTCTTCGCTTCCGCGATCGGTGCTTGCTCTAGGCGCTGCGACAACGCGCTAACGAGGGTCTTCGCCCTGGCCTTGCCCGGATTGGTATGCCAGCCGGGGTCGATGCCCTCGGGGATCATGGAGACTTCGCCGGTGCGCTTGTTGCGGAACTCCTTCAGCTTGACCTCGGGTGCTCCTTCAGGCGCACCGATCTCGTTGGCTTCGAACTGTGTGATCTGGCGGAGCCGGCATTTGCAGCCCCACCCGTTGGGAGGATAGTGCGTATCCCAGAATGGATCGTCGACAGGAAGCACGGTCGGGCGATTGGCGATGGCCTCATGATGCGGGCGGTGCTGTTCGCTCGGGCCGAGCTCGTACACGAAATAGGGCAAGCCGCGCTTGGTGCGCTGGGCACGCTCCCACTGACCGGCGGCATAGGCCGACCTGGTGTTGGCCCAATAGATCGTTTGAAGGCGGCGCGGGCTTCCGAGCTGCACGATCTTCTGTTCGCCCGTCGCGGGGTCTACCATCGGCCTCTTGCCCCACCAGCCGAGCGCGACCAGGCGCGGTGTCAGCTCCTGGCGAAACTGCTCAAAGGGGATGCCGTCGCGTATAGCGCGCTCTATTTCCTGTCGTACCGTGCGGAGGACGTCCATTTCCATGGCCTTGGCCACGGTGAACTCATGGGCGTGCTCTTCGGCCCAGGTGTCGAGGTGGTGAAACGAAACCCGATAGCCTTTGCTCTCAACGTGTGCGATGGCCTCCGGGGGCGGGTTCCGGCGGCGAACGTTATCAGCCATCTTCGCGGCCGCCGCCCATAATGCGGGCAACAAAGGTTGCCGCCGCCAGGCGACCTCCCAGGCCGACATCTCCGGTAGTTACGTTTTCCAGCGCCTTAAGCAGGGAGGGAAAGTCAGTGGCCGCCGCCGTCGCTTTTCGGATGGCGTCCATCAGCGGAGAGAGCTGCTCTTCCCATTCCGCCGTCATTTCCTCGGCGAAACCTTCGGTTATATCGTCGGCGGCGATCGACATGGGCGATGCCGTCTTGTCGAACAGACGGCGCATGGCCTCGGCCGCATCCTTCGGCGTGGGCTCCTTCGGCGGCTCTTCCTTCTTCGTTCCGCCGAGCACCTCCTCGCCATCGACCGGATCGCGCCACCCGAGCTTCTCACGCACCGGCCCGGCCGGGACCGTGCCGCCCATTTCGACGAAGGTTTTCGTCGCGTCCATGAGCAGTTTGATGTCTTCCGGGTCAGGCACCGGGAACGTGACCTGAGGCGCGTCCACATGAGCGCCGTGGTTGAAAGCGACAAACGGATCGACCACGTCGCGCTGCACCGTCGCCGCCATGTCGTCGCCGTCAGCGCGCAGAATCAGCAAGCGAATATCGTCATGTACGTTCGCCTGGGCTTCAGATGAGCCATCATCCGACGTCATCGTCTGACCGAGGATCAGCTTTGCGAACTGGTCATCGAGATATTCGGCCATGCCCTTGAAGGCATTTTCCCCGGCATTGCCCGCCTTGGTCTCGATGAATTCCAGCAGCATGCTTTCCGGGATGATGCAGCCGCCGTCAGCCGCGACGTTCGCCACGGCCTTCAGGAGCGCACGCTTGTCTTCCTTCGAGGCGTTCGGCCCGTATTTGCCGATACGGAATGGCATGCCGTAGATTTCAAGAAACGACATCCAGTCCTTCAGGCTGAAGCTCTTCAGCATGAATATCCAGCAGGCCGTGCGCGCGAGGCCCTGGCGGATCGGCAGACCGGACAAGAGCGTCGGGATGTGCACTACATACTTTGCCTGGGGAAGTTCGACGCCCTCGAAGACGCCGTCATGGCGCAGCCGCAATTCTCGGCCGGTGATGCGGTCGAACTGGAAATGCCGCTGGTCGCGCTGGACGATGCGGGGCAACGACCAGAACGAGCCGTCCATCCGCCAGAGGTTTTCGGCCACCGCAAAGCCCTTGGCGATGCCATCGGCAAGGTGCATCATCGTGCTACGGAAGGCTGTCGTGTCGAGCATGCGCTGGACGCTGGCGGAAATTTCCTTGTCCTTCGCGCTCTTGCTGGCTGCCTCGACGACAGGTGCGAGGTTTCGAATCGCGAGTTTGCGCTGGGCGAGCGCCATCCGGTACTGCGGTTCGCGTTCCTCCATCTCCTCGGCAAGGGTGAGATAGTCGCGGAAATCGCCACCGGGATCGCCACTTTCCTTGAGGATGCGGGCTAACCGGGAAGGCGTGAGGCCGGACGCGACATTCTCATTCCAGAGCGAGCGAACGCCCGTCAGCGTGGGCGCGCTCTGCTCCTCGAGGAGCACCTGTTTTTGCGGAGCCTTGAGCGGATTTCCAAAACGGTCGAGCAGGGTCATTACCAAAGTCCTCCGCGCCCGAACGGCGAAGCGTCGTCGCTCCGATCGCGTTCGGACCAGTCGTCGTCGTCGATGTCGGATATCGGGGTGTAGGCATATTCCCGCCCCATGAAGCGGCTCGCGAAGTGAGCGAGCGCCAGCGCAATGGCGAAGTCGCCATGCCGCTTCTTGCCGGTCTCACCCGATCGAAGGTCAGGGACGCGCGGAACACCGGCGATCATCTTGACGAGGCGAAGATCGAGTAGGTGGTTGACGTTCTTCGAAATGGCGATCGCCGCATCTTCGAAGGCGACCTTCAGCGGCGGCATGTTGATGCGATACCAGTCCATGCTGAATTTGATGGACCAGATCATGCCGGCATCTTCTTCGCTCTCGCGGAAGCCGAAGATGCGGCCCATGTCTTCCGCGACCGTCCAGCCCATGCCGGTGGCGTCGAAGGCGGCGCCGATCAAGCGAGGTGCAGCTTTCAGAATCGTCCTGGTGATGAGTTTCTGCTCGTCACCTGGTACGCGGCGCAGTTCGACCGTCAGCGCGGTTTCGCGCTTGAGCACCTTGTCGATCGACAGGAGGGTGCCGACGGTGAGGTCGCCGACGCGGGCAAAGTCGAAGCCGAAAGCGTGCTGCTTCTCCGGGTCCAGAGCTCTCAGCGCCTCGCGCAGCTGCTCCATGAAGGGCGCCATAAGGGCAGCCTGCTCCAGCTTGGAGAGAAGCAGATAGTTATCGGGCAGGTCGAGCGTGAGCACGGGTGCGTCCGACGTCATCCGGGCTTCGATGAGCGGCGTGGTCAGCCAGGCGCCGGAGCCCTGGCTTGGCACGCAGTATAGTTCCTCGTCGGAAGCTTCGTCGTAAAATTCGATGAGTTCCTGCCGCCACTTTGCCTCCGCCTCGGGCGACCATTCAAGGCCATTGACGAGGCAGATGCGCTGATAGAGGCCATCATTCAGCGCATCGTCGAGGTCGATGCGCAGATGTTTGTATTTGAGGCGGCCGCCAAGAATATCCTGAATCTTGACGTTGAATTCGTTCTCGGCGCCGTTGTGGGTCGAGCAGACAACGACCTGGCCGCCCCAGGTGAGGAACGCAAGGCCGGCTTTCAGCAGTTCCTTCAGATTATCGACAAACGCCGCTTCGTCGATGATCAGGAGGCCATCCTTACCGCGAAGTGATCGCGGTGCAGATGAGAGGCCGACGACTTCAAAGCCGCTCGCGAACTTGATGCGGAACGCCTGGATAGACTGATTGCCCTCGGCGGTCTCATCCTTGAACAGGAATTCATCGACTTCCGAGGCCGCAAAGGAATAAGCCTTGGCCCACATGGCGCACGCGTCGATGAACTCGCGGGTCATCTCCTGCGAATAGGAGATATAAAGTGCGTCCTTACCGCCGGCCTTTTTGGCGCGCGCTGCGCGCAGCACGGCATAGGCGGCGAGCGCCCAGGTCTCGCCGATGCGCCGCGACTTCTCGATGAAAAGCACACGGCAGGCGGCGGTCTCCAGAAGCGCGATCGTCCGGCTTTGATAGCCGAGCAGCGCCTTGGGCAGGCCGAATTTCTCGATGATCTCAGGAATGACGTCGGTCGCCTGGCGGCGAGCTTCCGCCCACTGCTCCGGCGTGATGGCGACGGTCATGCCTTTTCAACCCCGAGGATCTTGGAAAGGATTTCCTGCGCGGTGTCGTCGGAAAGCCCCTTCGCCTTGGCGACGGTTTCGACCGCCTCCCGCGCCTGGCTGGCAATTTCCGCCTGGAGCTTCTGCCGGCGCTGCGTCGAGACATTCTCCGCCATGGAAAGGCGATAGAGCGCGGCGGCGGCCTGGTGCGCTTCCTTCGGCACGAATCCGTCGTCGGCCGCGTTCTCCATCATCTCGAAAATGATGGTCTTCAGGAGCCGGGTGGAAGCCTGCGTCAGCTTGTCGGCGTCTTCGCCATCAGTACGCGCGACCACGGCGTCGGCGATCATCTGGCTACGCTGAAGCCGATGCGTCACCTTCGCCAGGCGCAGGGCATGCCGGTTGAAGGACGAGAAATGCGGGATGTCGAAGGCAAGGCCGAGCTCGCCCTGCAGGGCAATCAGCTTCATGCGGAATTCGGCATAGATTTCCGTCTGGCTTTTCGGGGTGTTGGCAAGCTCTTGCGCCGCCCAGGCAACAATGGCTTCGCATTCCTCGGGCAACTGATCGATGGCGGATGGCCGGGGTCTCGTGTGCGGCGTCATGGCGGATTACTCCGCATCGCCGGGTGCCTGAACGCCGGCAAGCACCGTGCGCCGCTCGACATGGTCACGGCCACGGCGGGTGATTTCCGCCGAAGTTTCGGTGCCCTCCGTACGGGTGCGCACCGCGCCTACCTCGCTCTCAAGCCAGAGCAGCTGGTTGCGGATGTAATCCCGGCTCTTGCGGTAGGAGAACCGCTCAAGGCTCAACTGGATGAGGAACGTGTTGGTGGTGCCGCCAGATTTCGGGTCGGCCAAGTCCTTCAAGATGATCAGCCTGATGTTCTGATCTACCCAAGTCGCGTAGTCTTCTGTCAGCATTTCGCGCCCCTCAGGCTGCTTTGCTCATAAGGAAGTCCTCGACGCGCCTGGTCGCGCGCTCCGTGGCCTCCGACGATTTCACCATGGTCGACATCTGCCCCTTCATCTCGGTCAAATCGAGCTGGAGCTTGTGCACCGTCTCCTTGTCGGGCATGTGCCGCATCTCATCTTCCAGGCGCTGGATGCGCTTATCGTGGTCCGAGATCGTCACGGCGGCCCTCTTCGCGTCGGATTTGAGGAAGAGCACGACAGACGAGCCGACCGAGATCAGCAGTGCGATCAGGCCTAGCCAGTCCTTCAGGGGAGAGACGTCCATCATGGATTCCCTTCAACGGCAGCGACGGCCGCGACCGCAGCCGCCCGCCTAGTTTCACAGGTCGTCAGGGCCGCCCGATCGGCGCCCCAGTTGGTCGCAACCTCCCGCGAGGAAAGATCGCGGTCGGGAAGTTCGCGGGGATCGGCGCAGGGCTGACGGGCAACCTCGGGCAGCATGACGGGGCGCTGTTCGACACGCACGAGCGGCACGGGTTCAGTTCGGGAGCAGGCGGACGCGATCACGGCCGAGGCCGCAAGCATCGCCGAAAGGCAAGGCCGCATTCGCAATCTCCATGGTGGTGAGCTGTTCCTCGACGGCACGCACACGCGCGTTCGCTTCCGTCTCGATGGCCAATGCCGCCTTCGCCTGGTTGGCAATCTGGCGGTTTGCGTCCGCATTCGCGCGCTCAATCTGCGCCGACCAATGGGCGTCCCGGCTTTCGGTGGCCGCTTTTGCCGCCCGCCCGATCATGTCATCGAACTTGACCAGGATAAGCCATAAGACGAGCAGGCCGAAACAGAGCAGCGCTAACCCGGCGAGGACGGGAAGCGCTGCTTGACGAAACATCCCATCAATCACGATTCACCTCCCGGCTGATCGCGAGGCAAGTTGGAGGCGCGAAAATCCATGGAGCCGGAGATGCGATGGATGCCGAGCATGGCGGCGATCAACGCTACCATGGACGGGACGGCAATCGTGCCGAAGGCTACGGCCTCGGACCTGCCCAGCAACGCGCCGATGGCGCAGAGCAGGATGACGGTCCAGGCCAGAACCGACGAGTAAAGCAGATGCCGCTTGGAGGTCGAATAGGAGGGCTTTTCCGGGATCATCGTTCAGCGCTCATTCGAAGATGCGGGAACGCCTGCGGCCGTCAAGTAGACGCGGCCGGGACGCTCGGGCTCGCCGGTTCTCGGCCAGCGGGTATCGGAAAGCCGATCCTTCTCGATGCGGGAGATCCGCACGCTGTTGCCCTGGTTGCCGCCAAGGATATGGAAGTGGGTCTTGTCCTCGCCGACATAGATTCCGACATGGCCGCCGCCATCGCGAGTGAATGTCATGATCGCCCCGAGGGCAGGCGCGGCGAGCTGGCGGCCGAGTTTGTTGTACTGAAGGGCGCCGAGCGGATTTGCGGGCAAAGGTTCGCGTGGCAGCGTCAGGCCCAGCACATGCGCCATGAACAGCCCGCACCAGGCGATGTCGTCATCTTTGAAGAAGCTGGCGACCCAACCGCCGAGGCGCTTTGCCCAGTCCATGATCGTCGGATTACTGCCCTTGCCGACGACTTCGCGCACGCCGATTAGACGACGGGCTTCGCGCATCCAGACCGGTTCAGCCGGCAACTCCGGCGCTTTCTCATAGACGGTGAGGCCGCTGGCTTTGGTATTCGGTGCTTTGCGGAGCGCATTGACGGTGGCCCGATCGGCCACACCCGTGATGTCCAGATGTTCGCTCGCCTGGAACCGCTCAAGGGCGCGGTACATTTCCCGGCCGGGCACGCCATCCATTGCGCCGCCATAAGCGCCGTGCACGCGCAGACGTGCGATCAGCCATTCGTCGAAGTTCATGAAAGCCCCCAGGTCGGGACAGCCGGCGACGGCGGCTGTCGTGGGGGCACAATGCTATGGGGGTGGCGTGGGTCGAATGGTCCGATTTCGGACCGTCAGTCTTCGCTATTGCTGAAGAGGTCGTCTTGAGGAGCAGGTCGGCCGATCTTGCGGCGCTGATCGGTCACCGTCGATCGTGCCACGCCCAGAGCGCGTGTGATGCGGGCAATCGACCAGCCCTGCATCGTCATGTCCGTGATGGCACGGCGACGGCGGCGCATTTGTCCGCCGAGTGCAGGCGGGATGTCAAGGTAGCTGTCCGCATACCGCTTCACAAGCTTGCCCGCGGCCTCGTCGCCGACAAGCTCCACGAGCCAGTGACCGGGTTTAAGGTTTTTCGGGATGAAGATCCGGCAACACGCCTTTTCCCGCCCGAGCAATAGCGCCGCCCGATCGCCGGCAACGTCGGCGATTTCGTTCAGCAGGGGCGAGAACCAGGCGCGCTCGGGAAGCTGCTCACTCATTTGGCTATTCCATCGCCTCCATGCCGCAGCCGCCGTCGCATGCCATGCGCAGATGCTTGCGCGCGCCGACCAGGGCGAGATGAAGCTGACCGCCGCACCGGGAGCATTCCACGGTTCGGCGATCCTCGCCGGCCGCCACCATGTCCGCCTTCTGCATCAGGCAAACCAGCAGCACTTCGAAAATGTTGGCGTGGGCTTCCGGTATCTCGGTCATGCCTGACCTTTCGGCATCTTGCGGATGCGCTGGCCGAGCAGGTTCATGGCGTCGATCCACTGCTGGTCGGTCAGATCGCGGATCGTTTCGTCCAGGTCGAGCAGGTCCGTGACGACCTTCCAGAAATCCCGGCTGCCGTTCGGGCTGAGCTTTGCCCACTGCGCGCGGGCGATCTTATAGCCGTGGCGGGTCATCCAGTCCGGGCAAGGCTTGTGGTCCGTCCAGTCGACGCCATGGCGGGCAAGCATCGCTTTCATGGCTTCGATGACGGACTGGCCGTCGCTGTGCGCATGGATGAACCGCACGTCGTCGATGCCCTTGACCTGGTGGCCGAGCGCGAAGCTTTCGATGGCGCTATCGCGCCGATCGGCGATGACGCCGAGATTGTAAAGCGCGATCCAGAGCGCCCGCATCTTCGGAACATACTTCCCGGTGAAGGGGGATTTGCGGGTGCGGCCGTCGACACGCGGCGACTTGCGGGAGGCGTAACCCTCGTTCTCGAAGGTTTGCAGCACCTTCCACAGCTCGGGATCCGTCATCTCTTTCGTCGATGATTTGCCGACAATGGCCATACATTTGGCGCGGCGGGTGTCGTCGTCGAGGCCGGCCTGTTTGGCAGCGGCATGAATGCGTCCGACCAGGCTCATGGCTCGGCTCCTTCGGCTTCGGGTTTGCTCGGGGAAAATTGCGGCACGAAAATGCGGGCATAGACGAACTGGACGGTGCAGCCGTGTTCCTCGAAGGCCCGCCAGCGATCCGGGTCTTCTGGCGTGGCGATCGTCGCAATCGCCTCGGCCGGTGTCCGTCGATAGGTGTGCTCTATGATCGAGCCGCCCGGCGTCATGATCGCATAGCCCTGGGTGAAGGAAGGGGGGAAGAGACGCGACGTCAAAGCAGGCGCCCCCCACGGAAGCGGCGATGCGGGCCGCGTGCGAGGATCTCGCGAACCGATGCCATGAAGGCTTCGATCGCGAGAATTGCCGCCCGGTCTCCAACGGCGGTTCGAAGGGCAGGCAACAAATACGCCTGGCCATCGCGCTGAAGGCCGCCATGCTGGCGCAGGACGCGGCGAAGGCGATTGCCGTGCCCCGCGACAACGCCCATGGCGCCCTTCGGGACGCGGCGCGACACGCTGACTTTCCCTGTTCTCCAGCAAACGATGTGCGCCATTTCAGACCCACTCCCCGTAAAGAAGGATGTGGGCGACCTTCTTGGCCAGCCTCTTCATGCTGAATGAGGGGAAGAGGTCACCGTGAAGGATAAGCTCGCCATCGACTTTGCCGCGCGTGCCGATCGCGCGGAGCCTGGCCGACGCATCCGCCCAGTCCCGGCCCTCGATATGAACTGCAAAGGTTTGCTCGCCGACGCGATAGCTGCACGTAAACCAGGTGAGTTTGTCAGACACGGCCGGCTCCGCCCGTGTTTGTGGCGTAATCGAGGGCGTCCTCGCGCTGCTCTGTTGTGCCGTGCTGCAACATGACCGCAGCCATTTGATCTGCCGTCGCTTGCGAACCGTTGGCCGGATTGAAGTGCTCGGTCGTGCTTGGGGTCGGCTTGGGAATAATGGTCCCGTCGATCGCGATGCACACGATCGGCAGATTTCCAAGCTTGGCGGCATCCCAAGTTGCATGCGAAGCATCGCGGTAGGGTGGGTCGAAGTAATGCGCGCCACCCGGACCGATGCAGGGTTCCTGTGATGAGCCGCGCTTGGTGGAGCCGATCTCGATAACGATCGAATCCCGCACCTTCGCGTAGTTCTCATCTTCTCGGCGAATGTCGTACTCATTGAGTGCGATGCTCAACTCGTACTTGCAAACCCAGTCGCGGTAGCCGAATTCGTCGGCGGGCTTGTCTGTCGCTTCCCATCGCAGCTGAAGGCGCGTGTTGCTCATGGCTCGCCCCCGATCCTGGTTCTGGTGGTGCCGCCGAAATGTCGGCGGAAATCCCAATCGAAGAACGTGTAAAAATGTTCGCGCGCCGGCAGGGGGAGGTCGCTGTAGCGAGGCGCCGCGGGGCAAGACGAGCTGTTTTTGCGCTCGCTCGGATCGAGGTCCAGAAGCAACATCAGATCGTTTAGCTCCATGATCTCCGTTCCGAGATCCGGGCGCAGGTACATGAAGAGGCTTTTCCGATTTTCGGGAACCGGACTGCGCACGGCATATCTGGGATAATATCGGGTGCCGGCGCTATCGAACGGATCGGTAAAGACGATCGGGTTTTCGATAAGCCATTCCTCAAAGGGCGCGGAAACCGATCGCAACAACTTTTCGCGCCATGCCGGTGTGCCACGGTCGGAGATCGCGACGGACTTGCAGTAATGGTAGACGGACCACAGCCGCGCGACCGGCTCACGAAAGACGCCAACGCGTCTCCAGCGATCATAGCCGAAAGGAATGCCGTCTGCCTCCATGTGGCGATACGGACGGAAAGACATGGGATAATTTTTCGCGATCTGATCGGAAAGTGACGTGCTGCCAGTGCGCGGCGGCGTGATCAGGACCAGTTCTTTTTCGGGAATAATGATCATTCGACCGATCCCTTTGATGATGGGGCGGAGGCGTCGAGCTCTTTCAACACCTCGTCTGCCAGGCGCTCGAAATGATCCCGGTCTCGGTGGATTTCGATGGTGATCGATCCGAGGGCGCGGCATTCCGGGCAATTCTCGTAATCGGCCCGGAAATGCTCGCACATCGTAAGCACGCCGCGCTTCACCTCGTCGCGCTGGCGCACTTCGATCTCGTCGGGCGCGAGGAAGTCGAGCTCCAGCGGGTGGCAGAGGCCGGGCTGCTCGCAGCCATCGAATCGCACATGCACATAGTGCTTGTGTGTATCGGCCTCCTTCAGGATGGTCCCGAATTCACCGGTGACGCTATGCTCGACGCGCCCGCCGACGACGGGACGGACGCCGTAATAACGGAAGATGTATTCATACTGGCCCGTCATTCCGCACCCGCCTTGTCGCCAGCTTCGGCGACCACTTCTGCGTTGAGCGTCCAGGCCGCAATATGAGATGCGGCCGGGCAGATAGTGTGCGCAAAGATCTCGCGCTCGCCCTGGGCAGCGAACCGCGCGGAGCACTCAAAGGTGGCGATGACGATCATGCGCTCGTCGATCAGTTCCGTGCGCAGCGCGCCACACGCCGGGCACCGGGATTGAGCCAGCAGCTTTTTTGCGTGGTTTGAGGAAAGAAGGGCCATGGGAAGGGCCTCACGCTTTGGCTAGGTCGATCGTGATTGCTTCCCAAGCCGCTTCGAGGTTGCGGCGACTGTAGAAGCGGACATATTCCTTGGAGCCGGTGACGCGGATCGAGGCGCGAATGGCTTCCATAGCGCGCTTCCAACGCTCCTCCTCAATCTCCAGCCGCAGAAGCATGAACAGCTCTGATTTGTTGATCTGGCCTTCGCGATCGGTATTGAACGCGCGCGCGACGATCGACTGAATTTCCGGCCGGCTTTCGGCCGACCATTCCGTGAGGCATTCGTCGATAAGGCTCTTGGCGATCTGGAGTTCAGGGCCGAATTCGATGCGGTCGGAAACCTGCACGCGAACCTGCATCAGGCCGTCATAACTCTGATATGTGCGGTTCCCCTTCTTCCCGCCGATCTTCGCCCCATATTCCTGTGCGAGCAGCGCGTCGAAGCTACACAGGTCACCCATCGTGTGATCGCGAAAGCGGGAAATCCTGCCGTTGAGGTCGGCGGCAAAGCCGATGATTTTGCGGACGAGCTCGTCCTGAAGCTTGTCGGCCGGCGCGACGTTGGTCAGCGGGATCGCCTGACCTTTGCCGTCGATCATGCATTCGCGGCCTTTAACAATGACGATGCCGGTGCCCGGCTGTTCCTCGTAATTGATGGCGTCCATGATTTAAAGTCCTTTCAAAGGTCGGTTAAGGCGGGGGAGAGAGCGGTCTGGTCGAGCACGTCGGTTTCGCCGAGAAGCCGGCTGCATTCGGCGGCGTAGTGGGTGACGCCGAAACAAAGCGCCCGGATCTCCTCCATCGAGGGGAGCACGTCGCGGAAGGCAGAGGAGAGGATGCGTTCCGCTACATCGAGCGGATCGATGTCGTTGAAGCACTGGCGCACACGATCGGCGCTTTGCCCGGCCTCTGCCAACAGGGTGACAGCGTCGACCAGTGCCCGATAATTGGTGGCAACCTGCGGATCGGTTTCCAGCGCTGCCGTGATCTTGGAGACGCCGTGCGAGACGGTCGCATGATCGCGACCGCCCATGAATCGCCCGATCGCGGAATAAGAATGCGTCGTCAGGCGGCTCGCCAGCGTCCAGGCCATATGCCGGGGCAGAACGGTCCCCGCATCCCGGCGCCGCGAATAGAGCTGAAGCACCGGCACGGAATAGGCGGACGAGACGGCCTCGGTGATAAGGCGGCAAGTGATCATGGCTTGCCCCCGAAATCCGGTCGAATGACATTGTCGCCGGGCAAGGTTTCCGCTGCAGCCTTCAACTCGCTCGTCACGACCTGGCGAAGTTCACGGGCCGCTTCCAAATGGCGCAACGCACCTATCTCGCGCTCCTGGAGGATGGCCAGATGGCGAAGCGTGCGAATGACCTTCAGCAGGTTGCGCACATCCGCGCCGCCGATGACGATTGTTTCGTCATCGGCAATCTTGCGGTGAGGAGCGAAGGTGTCAGAAAGCATCTGAAGCCCATCGCTCAAGTTCAATGTCTGGGCCCGGCGCATCAGAGATCCTCGACGTCGCGGTTGCGCCAGGCGGCTTCCAAATGCTTCTTCTCAAGCTCCGGCGCCGGCCGGCCGGCTGCGAAGCACGCAATCTTGATGGTGCGGTCGATCTGCCGAAGCGCGCCGCCCTTCATGCCGATCCCGAACAGGAACCGGGTGCAGGAAGCATCCAGGATGCCCCATTGCTCGATAAAGGCGCGCACGTCATCCTCCCGGCCGGGGTCGCGCTTGAGGTTCTTGTCGATCCGACTGACGATCTGGTCACGGCTTGCCGCGTTCGGACCGTCCTGGCTGATGCGGCGACGGATGCCGGAATTGCCGACGAGCGCCACGCCGCAGTCGTACTTGTCCGAGAAATGCCGGAACTGGTTGACCGCCCGGCCATCGGCATGCTGGGCCTCGTCGATGATCAGGAGCGAATTGCCGCTGCGCTTTAACCGCTCGCCAAGCACCTCAACGACTTCGCCCTGGTTGAAGACACGCACGCCGAACTGGCGTGCCAGCATGTTCATCGCGCCGGTCACGGTCGTGGCCTTCTCGTGCAACGTGACCATGTGAACGTGCGGCTTCGCGCGGCGGTAGGCTTCGCAGGCGACCGTCTTGCCGCGCCCTGCATCGAGAGTGACGGTCACGAAACCGGCAATGGTCTGCGCAAGCAGCAGGGTCTTGTGGATTTCGGCCGAGGCATTCGACGGAAAGAAATCCGGCGATCTCGGAAGGGTAGAGGTCAGGCTGGCGGCGTCTTCGACCGCGTCCAACCAGCGGGCGATCGTGACGTTCGCGTTTTCAAGGATGCCGTCGAGCGTGCCGGACATCCACAGCGAAAACGAGCTATCGGCCATGCCGATGCGCTTGCTGGTTTCGGACTTCGTCCAGCTATTTTTCGAGGCGATATCGACGACGCGGCTTCGGAGGTCGCGCCAGGCGCCTACCTCGTCGGCGGGGTGCTTCGCCAGAAACTTCGCCGAAGGCTCCAGTTCGGGCCAACGGGCGCTCATGCTTGTGCTTACGTTCATGTTCATTACAATGGTTCCTTGTGGAGTGCCCATAGGGGCTATTGTCGCGGCCGGGTTGTCCCCGGCCGCTTTTTTGTCAGGAACCGTACTCACTACTTTTCGGCTCTATGCTTCCGCCCGGCGACTGATGCCGGAGGGAATGGGATGATCGAGCTGTCGCCCGAAATCTTGGAAAGGGTCGCGGTAATGCCGGCCTCGAACTCCTCGTCGGACATCACGTCGTCGTCGGCCTCGATGGCGAGGTTGCCGGTGACCAGGCGCGTGACGGCCGGGCGGATTTTCCGCTTCGGCGCGGGCGTGTCTTCGACGCTGTAGAGGTCGGCCAGCTCGTCGGCGGAGAACTTGCGCTCCATGTCGAGGAGGGTCTTCTTGCTCTTCAGCCAGGCCTTGCGGTTCCGGTTGTGGATGTTCGCGGCTTCAACGTCGCGGAACTTGCCCTTTTCGGTGCAGGGTGCCGAGCAGATGAGGTGGCCGTCGGGGGCGTAAACCTTGATCGGCTCGTGCAGCGCGTCGGGATCGAAGCGGATTTTGACCTTCCGCCCGGCCCATTCGATGAGCGCATCCGACCAATAGACGTTCTTCTCGTAGTGGATATCGCCTCGGCCCTTGCGGGCGTGCAGCACCTTTTCGGCCAGCAGCCAGAAATCCCGTTGCGCCTGGGTCGCCTGGCGAATGATCGTCGAGGGGTGGCGGAAGCTCGCCTCGAACGTCTCGTCGAAGCTCCTGCCCTTGGCGGTCTCTGACTTCCGGCCGGTGCGGGCGTTGTGTTCGGCGATGCGCTCGGCAACATGCTGCTGCAACACGTCGAGCTGGACGGCGCGCTTGCGATAGTTCTCGGGCTTTTCGTTGGTGTTGCGGCCGGTGTAGCAGCCGGACATGGCGGGATGCTTCGAGATCTCCTCGGCGAGATCCTTCCAGGCGCGCTCGATCGGCTTCGATTGGCCCGCATAGGGCCTCGTGAAATGCGGCTCGGACCCGAAATTCACAAGGATGCCAGCAACTTCGTCCTCGTCGATGCCAAACCGATTCACCTTCTTCGGCTTCTTTCTGAAGCGGTTGCGGTGCGTGGCGCGTCCTGAGATCGCCTCGCTGGCGAAGGCGCGGCCATTATCCATGTAGAAGTGTTCGGGAATGCCGAAGTCCTCGATCATGTCGCCGATGCAGGCGCGCACCACGTCCCATGTCTCGGCGGAGGCAAGGCGCCATGACAGGATCTTGCCAGAGAAAATGTCCTGGATGCCGAGCAGGATGACGCGAACAGGGTTCTTGGCATTCCAGGGCGCCCATACGAAAAGGTCGAGCTGGTGGCCATCCGTGTTGACGATCTCCAGCGCGTGCAGGTGATCCTTCGTGCGCACCTGCGGCGGATAGAGCTGCTCGGCCTTCTTCTTGCCGAGGCGGGCATAGACCTGCACGGCCTTCTCCACCTCGGCATCGAGGCGGCGGCGCAAGGCGCGCTCGGACGGGATTGGCGACCAATTCTTTTTCTTTGCCGCTGCTTCCATCCGGCGATAGCACGCCGAGAAGCCGGAGCCCTCCGGTCGAAGATAATCCGACTTCAGAGCCGCCCAGGCATCCGGGTGGCAATCGGCGCGGTTTTCGTGAACGAGGCCGTCTTCCGTGTACTTGGGGGCAAGCGCGGGGAGCCAGTCTTCCTGGTCAATGCCCTTCAGCCGGGCGCGCCACTCGTAATAGGTCGAAGACGAAACGCCGTGACGGTCAAGCACGCGGGTGAGGGCGGCTTCGACGCTGGCGCTGTCACAGGAGATGAGGCGCGCCGCAAGGGCCTTCTCCGCATCCATGATGACGTTGAGACGCGCGTGGCAGATCGCGCGGTGATCGTCGGTCATCGCCTCGAAGGCGACCCAATGGAGACGTTTCCGCTTCTCGCGGCTTTCAGCGCGGGCGGCTTCCTCGCCCGCGATGACGGCGAGCTTCAATTGTGCAGAGCGCGGCAGCAGCGTGACATGGTATTCGTAGCCGCCGCCGCGACGATCGAGCTTGCGCACCCGCTCGACGTCGCTCTTCCATCCGCAACGGTTCGCCATGTCGTGGATGCCGCGTTCTGTGGTCGGCAGGCCCGGCAGGCGCAGCTCGGCCAGCATGGGGATCGTGAACCACTCGCCGCTCATTTGCGCCCCCGCCGAATGGTGACGGGGGTGGCCTGGAGCACCTTCAGCTCGGCCGTGAGCGCGCGGCGCTCCTGCTGGATACGGGCGATTTCGGCAAGGCGCGCTTCGTCGCCTTCGAGCAGCAGCAAGCCGTCATCGGAAACGATGGTGTCCCATAGCCAGGTGGCGCCGGTGGCGCGGACGAAGGCCTTGAACCGCACCAGGCTGATATCGTGGGCCGCTGCACTCTCGGCCGTATAGGCGTCGAGCGTGGCCTTGGAGACGCCAGCGACCGCGAGATAATCTGCCATGCGCGCGGCGATCGTCGGGCGATCGAAGGGGCATTCGCGAATGGCGCGGGCCATGTCGCGCTTCAGGCGGGCGCGGAACCGGTCGATATCGATCCGGTCGGCGGCGGCGCGGACGGGAAAAAGCTGCTCTTTCCAGAAGTCGAGCTGGGAGGGGTCGCGCTTCGTCATGCCGCCACCGCCTCGCGCCGGGCTTCGTCCATCATGTCGCCGAGCGCCGTACCCGAGATATCGAGCGGATCGATACCGGCATGCACGAGGAACTCGTAACGGGTCTGCTCGTCGGCCTCGTCCCAGGCGGCGGTCAGCTTCTTCAGCAGCGCGGCCTGCAGGTCGATCGGCGGCGCGGCCGGCTTGTCGGCACCGAGCACTTTGCGGACATCCGGCTCAATCTTGAGGCCGGCTGCGATCCCGGCCTGTTTGGCCTCGGGAAGGCCGGCGAGCTTCAAGAGAAGCTTCTGGTCGTTTTCCGCATCGGTACCGCGTACAGCGTTGCGAAGGGCGGGATGCAGTTTCAGCCCGATCCGCGAGGCGTATTCATATGTCCGCTGGCCGAAACCGAAGCGGTCTTTGATGCGGTCCGAGATCTCGCGCCCGGGCGTGAAAATCAAACCGCAATCGTTGCGGTTTGATTTTCTATCGCCTCCACGACCGATTTTGCCGAACTTCTCCTCATAGAGTTCCCGGAACTTCGCGACGAATATGCCGCGATCGAGAGCGGTCAGATCGTTGCGATACAGGTTCTCCGAGATCTCGATTAGCTGCGCCTCTTCGGCATCGGCCGATACAACGATGACGTCGATCTCTTCCCACTTGTTCAGCTTGGCGCCGAACAGGCGGTGCCCACCAGCGATCAACGTCCACGGTGTCGTTCCGCCATTGGCGGCCGGCGTCGAGCGCACGGTCAGCGGATTAATGAGCCCGCGATCGGCCATGGAGGCGGCGATTGCGGTTGCAACCTCTTCGTCGACGGGGCGAGCGCGCTCGCCGACGAAGATGGAGGAAACGGGGATGGTCTTAAAGGATGCCATCAGGCGACCTCGTCATAGGGCTGCTCGTCGTCGGTCATGCGCAGGAACAGGAGCACCCGCGCGCGTTCGGCCATGGTCTGGTAGTGCTGGGCAAAGCGGTCATGCGCGATGCGGGCATCAACGGTGCGGATTGCACGGTTGATCGCCTCGCGGGAGCGGTCCTCCATCTCGACCACGCGGCGCTTCGGCCAGGCGAATTCGCGGATGACCAGGTGCATGGCGATCTGCCGGGCAAGCGCTGCGTCGAACCATTCGTGCGGCGGGTCGACGATGTCGCGGATCGCAAGGTGCGGGAAACCCTCCCGCACCGCGCAAAGGCAGGCATGAACCGTCGCTTCATAGACCTGCTTCTGGTCGTATCGGTTCAGCATGCGACCCTGCTTTCCATCTCGTCAGCAAGGGCGCGAAGCTGGCCGGCAACGATCGCCTCGGCCTTCCGGCGCACCTCGGCGTGAAGCTGGACGATGGTTTCCTCAACCATACGGTCGCGGATGGCATGGAGCTGCGATGCCATCACATCCGTGGGCGTGCGCATCTCCGGCGAAGCCGCCGCGAGGAAGCTCTGAGGGGTGAGGGGCACGAAGGCGTCTGCGGCCAGGGCCTCCGGCTGCACCAGAACTTGGGCCTCACTCGCTGCCGGCTGGGCGTCGACGATCGAGGGCACCTTCGGCTCGGCTGCCACCCTCGGCGGTCGCCCTTTCCGTTTGACGGGCTCTTCCGGCGCCGGCTGCGCAATCGCGTCAGGCTCGACGATCTGGCGGGCCGGCCGGTCGACCTGGCCAGCGCGCACGGCCTTGGCATAGGCCACAAAGCCGCGCCATGAAGGTTCCATGTGCCCGATGGCACGCATGGCGTCGAAGAAGGCTTCAAACGCCTTTTCGTCCGCGTCGTCGGGGTCGGCTCCGGCGGTCTGGATCGCGTCCCAAGCTGCTGCAAGCGCCGGCATCGCGCCTTCCGGCAGGTTCTCGAAATAGCCAGGCGTCGGCGCCAGCGGGCTGACCGGCGTGGCAATGCCGGCCGATATCTCCGGCCGGCCCGCCATGCCGATTTTAACGGCGGCGAGCCACTGCACCACCAGCTTCCGTGCCGGCGGCGCAACCCCCGCAGAGTTCAGGCGGGAAATGAAATTGGAATAGAGGATCGGCAGGCTGTAGCCGGGCTCCTGCGCCTCATCGTAAAGGCGCTGCACGGCCGGGATGGCCCTGACATCAAGGTCAGAAAAGAAGGGGATCACGTCGTTCATTGTGCGTTTTCCTTCGGGGTGGTTTTGACGATCGCCTGCGCAAGTTCGCGCTGCATGTGCAGGGCGAACACGTCGAGCAGCTTGGCGTTCTGGTCGCTGTCGGGGCTGGAGAGCAGGCTCATGGCCATTTCGCCGGGCGAGTAGGGAATGTTCATGGCCTCGCCCCAGCCCTTGGCCTCGGCGGTCAGCCATTCCTTGATGGCCTCGGCGACGATCTGGTTTTCCAACTCGACGCTGTCGGGGCTGTAGCCGCCGTCGATCATTGCCTGTTGCAGGCTGACCGCCATCGCGACGATCCGGTAGGCCGTACGCGCCTTCGCAGCGGCCGAAGACAAGCCGCCCGCCAGATCGTTGGCAATTTCGGCCAGCTCCGTTTGCACGTCGCGAACCCAAACCGCCCACTCGTCGACGGAGGGGCCGGCGATATCGACGGCGCGAAGCTCGGTGCAGAAGAGATTGTAGCTGAAATCGGTGGTCTGCGAGCCGAGCTCCTGGTGCCGGATACGCTCGATGGCGCGGCGTACCACCGGAATGGCGCGCGGCGGTATCCGGTCGAAGAAGGGGATTACTGCAGCATTTACCAGTGCGATCATTGGAGGCCTCCTGAGACCTGGTTGAGCAGGCTGATCAGCGAGGCGGCGAGGCCGAGGAACGCGGTACTGAAAATCAACACGGTCTGCGCCGCCGTGCAGAGCGGCCGGCGGGCGGGGATGAAAAGCGGGTGCGGCATGTCGATTTCGCTCTGTCGTTTCGACATTGGCGAAGCTCCGAAAATGCGGGAGGGTGAGGACAAGGAACGGAAATGGAGACCAGAGATGACCGACCGGATGACAGCAGATGAAATGCTGGTGGCGCGGATCAATGCGATGGAGCGGCGCATCGCGCAGCTGGAAGGCTGGACCGGGGCCGACGAAGACGGGGCCACGGAAGACGGCGAGGTTTCAGTGGCCGAGCAGCTGCTGGCGCAGGATTCGATCATCACGAACCTGCTGCGATATCTGGAAGTCGTCGCGCCAGGCTTCTCGGTGGCCGAACTGCGGGGCAAAATCCTTCGGATGGAGAAGGAGCATTTCGAGCAAATCATCAAGACGCAAGGGATGCCGAAATCCCAAGCCCGCCGGCTGTACGAGAGATCGTGCCGGATCATTGTGGATCACCTTCCGATGTCCCGTCATGACGAGCCTGCCAAAGATCAACGCCGATCTCCTCAGCTAACTCTTGTGGGCGCAGCGCCAAAAAATGACGATGAGCCGCCTGCGCAGCCTTGAGGTACGCGCGGCGATCTCTTGCGTGTTGGCGGGCCGCATCAATGTCGGTGACGCGGCCAGTCATGCCGCTGCTCCGCAGGACATGCCATCCGCTGGCGTCTGACGGCGCGCATAGCGATAGTTCTCGGCCGGCTGCGGGCTCTTGCGCGTGCCGTCAGCGTGATAGCGAGAGAACCAGAGATGCTCGGGGCGCCGCCCGAGCGCGGCGGCAATCGCCCGTTCGCCGGCAACATGCGGCTCGTGGACCGCATTGCCTGCGGTGCCACGGGGTAGCCGGTAATCCTCGTCGATCTGCGCGAGCGTCAGTTCTTTGCGGGCAAGCAGGTCGCGGATGCGGCCCACCTCTTTCAGACGGCGCGACTTGGCGCGCTCAAGCTTGCCGGTCTCATCGGCACGGTGCAT